CGGCAGGCTGTTAAACAAGACCTCGCCAAAGTGGCCGTTATCGAGCAGTTCGTAGTGGGACGGGTCTATCGTTTGCGGGGAACCGTCGCTGTCGGTAATGACCAGACTGGATACGCCTGCTTGCGCTAAGCGGACGGTATCGCCTGCCGCGACTGTGCCTAAATCCTCGCCGGTTACAGTGCCTGCTGGCGTAATTACTGGCTTGCCGTACAAGACCATTGCGAGGTTATCGGTCTCGATACTGCGCAACGTCATATTTAACGTGGCGGTTTTGCCGATGGGGAAACTTCTAACCAGCGCTTTTTGCCCGCTGTAGCTTTCCTTGTGCTCGACTTTCTCGACCGAAAGCGCAACGGATAATGCGGACACATCGCCCATAAAGCGAAGCTCGCCCATTACGCCAGAGACAATCGGCGCGGCAAAGACTTTGCCTTGTCCGTAATAATAAGTATCAGCCATTTTTCTGTTCCTCTTTGTTTAAAGACGGGATTTTGTTAATTACGCCAGCACGCAATAAAAACTGCGCAGTGGGTTTATCAACTTCAATCGCTTGTCCCTTTTGACAGGGTTTGCCGTGATGGGTGTGGGTTTCGGTTAATACCGTGACGGTTAGGGTTGCGGTTGCCATAGTGTTTTCCTCGGCCAGATAAAGCGGGCTTCAAATAACAAGGGGAAGCATAAAAAGTCATGTTCAAAGGAAACCGGCTGCGGGTCTTTGGCGCGGATAATGGGCGATACGCCGCTTTCTTTCGGCTGCCAGTCGGATAATGCCGCGATAATCTGGCCTAATAATTCGCCGGTTGCTTTTTGTTCGGGATAGCGGGTAGCCAGTACCGCTGCCCAATATTGAATAACTTTACTTTGCCCTTGTTTGTCATCGTTTGGCGTATCGCCACAATAGATAATCCAACAAGCAGGGCTGGCTTTGCTTTGTTTGTTAATGTCATCGATATTAAACAGGCTATCAACTTGCGCCAGACCGGAGACCTTATCTTTAATGCGCTCAATTAACAGCGGCTGCATAAATAAGTAATCATTCATAACGGACTACCAAACGCCTTGCCAGTCGTTACGACCGGCGGCAAATTGAATGGTGTCGCCGCCTTCAATCGCTTCCCCTGTTTCGGAAAGTCCAATGCTTATGCTGCTGTTGGCAATACCCCTTAATGTGCTTCTGGCTTCTTTGGCGCGTTCATGCGCGGGATGGTCGGCTTTTTCTTCTGGATGCAAATTAGCAAAAGCCAGCGTGCAGGCGAGGCGTTTAATAATGACCGGTATTTCCGTTAGCGGCAGTTTGTAGCGGCTATGCAGATATAAGTCGATTTCCGCGCAGGCATCGGCTATGGCGCGGTTTGCAATCATCGGGTCAATGCTGCTGGCCGGTTTGTTGATTTTATCGGTTTTGATAACAATCGCTTCACCGCCGTATTGTTCGACTAAATCGCTTATATCGCAGTAGTTCATACGGCTTTACCAATTTAAAAAAGGCAAAATCCAATGCGCCGCTTTGCCAATGGCTAATACCAATAGGCTAAGTCCGATACAGGCATTGATAAACGGCGTTGTGTTCATTTGCAGTTCCAGCCAATCTTTGACTTTCAGCAAAATAGGAGTATCCTTCATTGAAATTCCTTGCTTTCCCCAAGGGATTAACCAAAGCCCGCCGGTTTGCGCCCAGCGGGCTTTATTTTTTATGCGTTACGGCAATAACCGTTCCCACGGAATAACGGCAGCCAGCGAAGAAAGCCCGCCAAACAACGCGGCAAATCCGTACAGCGAGGCCACAAAAATACCTGCCCATAGCAAGCGCCTTACATTTTTGGATTGCTCTATCTGTTGCATTGCGTCCACCAAAAATCTAAAATCGAACTTATCCATTCGTTCTTTGCCTCTGAAATGGATACTCAAAGCCCCGCCTGCAACGGGGCTTTATTTTTAATGCGTTACGGCAGCAACCGTTCCCACGGCAGCGCAGCGGATAAATGCGCCAATGCAAAAATAAACGGGGAAGCGCACAGCAAAATCAGTCCAACGCCAATACAGGCACGGATAAAAGGCGATAATTCACCTTGTATCTCGACATTTTTTAAGCCTTGCATGCGAAAAATCCCCTTGCTAAACTTTTTCAATGGTTACTCCTTAGGTGCTTTAAGGGGTGGCCTGCAAAGCCCCGCCGCTAACGGGGCTTTATTTTTTCCGCTTAATCAAGCCATGCGCTTTCGATAATCTGTACGCGCTTGTAGTTGGGGTTATCCGCGCCTGCCGCATTACGCTGTACGCCGACAATATCCATTGCCTTGCCGTAAAGCGAAGGGGGGACTAAAAGGATGGTCGGGCGAATATCCAATACAATGCCGCCGTTGCCGCGCATTTTGCGCATGTTCACGTAGGCGTTTTCAAAGTTGGCCTGATTTAATACTTGTGTCGAACGCGCGGCCAGTTGCCAGTAACCAAAGCCGACGTTATGGCGGGCATGAATGCCAAAGCGGTATTCATGGCGCATAAACACGCTTTCGTCATCGGCGCGGGTTAGGTTGGTAATGGTCGGCTTTTCGCGCTCTTGAAAAATCAGCGGTTTTAAGCTGCGCGAGGTATCCATTAGATACCATGCCGTGCCGCTGCCTGCGCCTGTGCCGTTGTAATTGTTGGTGACTTCTGCTGCCGTGCCGCTGCCGTCTACTTTCGGATAAATCGGATGCTTGTCGTTAAAGAACGGCTTGCCGTCGTAACACAGACTGGCGGCTTCATGGGCTTCCCTTAATGCTTTAAAGGTTAATTCATCCGGTGCGCGGCCAGCGGCTAAACCTTCTTCTTTAAAGAGTGGCGAATAAATGCTGAGCACGTCATCATCTAAATCGAACTTATCGATTTTTACGGTGCTTTCCCAATTTTTAGTGATGATTTTGTAGTCGCTGGCGGCCATGTCGGCAAATTGGCGGTCGCCTATCCATTCGCGCATGGAGGGAAACGCGCCCAGCCAGCCGTAAGTCGTGACTTTGGCGGTGGTCGGAATAACCGTGGCGATTTTTTGATAATCGGACGGTGCTAAGGCCAGACCATCTTGAAAGTGTTTTTTAAAGACGGTTTGCAGCGCTTTCAAACCGTCAGGGGTTTTAATGGGCATGGCTTATTCCTCGCTTTCAAGTTGCGCTTTTTTAAAGGCGGCAAGCTCTTTTAATGGCGTGCCGGTTGCTTTGGCGACGAGGATTTCTTCCTCGCTTAAGCCAAGGTCGTTTTTCGGCGGCTCTTTGGCTTGCATGGCGGTTAATGCGGCAATCGCGGGGACGCTTTCGAGATAAGCCTTAAAGCCTTGCAGGTCTTTGCTGGCGTAATCTTTCGCCCATTGTTCCATTGCCGGTAGTAACTTGCCCTGTTGCTTGGCGGCGGCAATTAAATTGTCCGCTTCGCCACTTTGGATTTGTGCGCTAAGCGCCGCAATTTGCGCTTGCATCTCTTTCATCGCGGCAACCGGCATATATTCAGCAGGGTCGGGCGTTTGTACTTGGCCGACTTGTGCTTTTAATGCTGAACAAGCGGCAATAATGCTTTGTTCATCCGCGCCTTTATCGAGATTAAGGGCGCTGGCAATGGCCGATAAATCGGCTTTGCTTTCGGTTTTTTTATCCGTCATGGGATTATCCTCGGGTTGAGTGTTTAACTGGCGGGCGAGCGCCGCGAGGCGCTCCATGCCGTCAATAGCGGGGGAATTGGTAAATGCGCCGTTAATCAGCGTTCTAACAACGCCTTTTTTGTCGTGTTGGAAAACGGGGGAAAAGTAACGGTATTGGCCGGATTTAACCTGCGCTTTGGCAGGCTCTGTGTATTCGGTTTTTGCCCATAGACCGCTGCCTTCGCGCCACTCTAAATCGACTATCCAAGCCGCCGCAGGGGCGGGCTGGCCGTTTTGTTCTTTGTATAAGGTTTGGTGTTCGTAATCGATAACCAGCGGATTTTTTTGTGCGCGGAATTTATCGATTAACGCGGCGGCGCTTTTGGCATCAATGTACCAATGCGGCACGTCCATTTTGCGCCCGTCATTAGGTTTAAATGCGCCAGCGGGCAGTATTTGTATCCACGCCTTATTGTCGTTTGGCAGTTCAAACGCGCAGGCGGCATAAATAAGGGTATCCATGCCGCCGATAATGCGGCGCGGCTTAAAGCCTGTTTAGAGGAAACCTTTCATGCGTTTTTTTAAGCGCTGGCGGCTTTTTTTAAGTAGGCTTTAAGCAGTTTGTTCAGCGATTGTTGCATTTCGGGGGTTAGCGTTTTTTTATCGGCTTTAACCGGCAAAAAAGGACGCGCGGGGATGGCAACTTTTAAACCACGCCCCGCACGTCCGCCGAATTGGTGGATGGCCGCGTAATTGGTGGGGTTTTTAATGGCCGCGTGCTGGTCGCTAAATTCGATAATAAAGTTGCGTACCAGATTGGGCGCTCTGCCTCTTAGAATGGGCGAGGTCGCGCCGTGGCCTTTTCGCGCTCTGGCTTTTTGTGTAGACGGGGCAAGCGCAGGCCATTTCGGGCGGCCTTGTTGCTGAAAGTTGCGCTCGGTGTGGGCGAGCAGTTCATTGGCAATGCCAGCCATCAGGCGTTCGCTGCCCGTCAGGTATTGGGTCAGCAGCTTTAAGATGCTTTTTGCTTTCTTGTCTTTTAGCTCAAGGTTAATAGTAGGCATGGCTTGCGTCCTTGGCGAAGATGCAGGCATTCTATACTTTCAACATCTTGCCCGCTTGCATGGATAACCCTCATGAGTACTGCCTCTGCACGGCTCGACCCGCTGATTGATAAGTTCGATACTCAGGAAGAGGCGGACAGTTACGATAAGTGGTTTCGAGCAATGGTTCAGCAAGCCTTGGATGACCCAAGGCCAAGCATTCCGCATGACCAAGCCATGGCTATCCTGAACGCTCGCTTGGAAGCCAGAAGGAAAGCGCGTGCTGGGGCTTAAGTGGTCTAACCAAGCGCTGGAAGACGTGGAAGTTATTACGGACTATATCGAGCAGCGTAATCCATTGGCTGCTGAGAAGATGCGAGGGCTTTTTGAGAAAGGGGCTGAGCGCCTTACGGTTATTCCCTACGCCTTCCGGCATGGTCTTGTTGCCGGAACGAGAGAGTATGTAGTCCATGAAAACTACATCATCGTGTATAGAGTGAATGCGGATTTAGTTGAAATTCTTCGTGTTATGCATGCCAAACAACAATATCCGCAATTATCGGATTGACCGCTTAGCCAAAATGGCGGTAGGATTTTGAGTAGGGCGCTAAAATGCCATGCAGGATGCAGGTTCAAATCCTGCCATCGCGCACTTCTAGTATGGAGCAGTAGTTTCCTACATGGTTTAAAGGTTATCGACCGCAAGGCCGATATGATCCGGTTCGATTCCGGCGCTGCTCCACCCCTTTATGCGCGGTAGTATCCAACAGTCTGGTTAAGGAAGTCCGGTTGTTATGCAGCTGGTAGGATGGGGTTCAAATCCCCCGCCGCGCTCTAATTTAACGCAACTTGATATAGCGGCTCTCGCCAAGCATGGCTTTAATGTCACTGTCGCTAATCTTGAATATGGTTGTTGCATCGTCCACGGTTAGCCCGCCGTAAGTCGCGCGATTAAAACGTACCGGAATTTTGTAAAAGCGCCCCTTGCCGTCTGGCACCAAGTAAATCAAAAACTTGTCCGCGCTGTCCCATAGCGTCATTGAGCCTTGCGCGGTTGCCCGCGCGAACAATTGCGGCAACTCTCTAAATTCCTGCACTGTAGGCGCATTGCCTGCTTCTTTATGGCGGATGCGTTTTAGACCCGCAAACTGCCTTTCTTCCAAAAATACCAGCCCATTTTGCAGCTTAGCGCCTTGTGCCTTCACATAGGCCATATCGGCGGGCGGCAGCACGGCAAAAGCCATTGCTTGGCGCTGCCCTTGTGTTTTCGGGTCAAGTGCAAATTCAACGAACGCCTTCCATCCCTTCAGCCTTGCCGGATTAAGCAGTACGGATTGGATAAAGGCATGCGCTTTTTCATCGCCTAAAGTCGCTTGTGCGCGTTCGTACAAGAGCTTGTCGATAGTGTGCGAGGCCATTGGTGAGCTGTTAAAGCCTTTGTCGGCAGCCTGCCTATCGGCGCTCTGGCCTTTTTCCGGCGTTACGCCCCATTCCTCCAAACCGTCCTCGCTAATGGCGATAAAGCGGCAGCGGCAGTTGTAGCCATTGGGCGGGATGATGCTTGCCCATACGGGGTCATCGTGGCGAAAGGCTTTCATGTGAAGCGCGGCGTGCTTTTCGCGCGTGTAAGCGTCCATTTCCGCCAGATAGAGCCAGTACGGGTGCGTTTCGGTCGCCTCAATGGCTGCCGCGTGGCGACCGGCCATAAAGGCGGCTTGCATGTTGGTTTGGTAGACGGTTTTTAAGTGCCATTCACGCAGCGGCTGGCCGGAATAGTCCTGTTTAAACTGCTGCCAAGATTTGCCTTGCGCGACCGATGCCGCCATGTCCTTTTTAATCTGCGCCAGCGCCGATAATTGCGCGACTTTCACCACGGTAAAGGCGCGGGCATGCGCGGCATTTTGCATGTCTTGGTAGCGGTCGGTTAATTGCAGCCCTTTTTGGCGGATAAACCATTCAGGAAAGGCCATGGCTTAGCCTATTTTCTCAAAAGACAGGCGACCGGCGATTTCCGCGTTAAACATTAACCGCCCCAGCTCATCAATTAAATCCTCGGGCGCTAAATCCGGCATTGCACGCGCCAGCAGGTCGAGCGCCTCATCTTCACTGCCTGCCTTTTGCAGCGCGGCCAACAGCGGCGCGTTAATGGCGCTGGCGTTAGGGTTTTGCGGTACGGCACTATCGATAATGGATTGCCAGCGCTCGCCTTTATTCAATGCCGCGCGTTGCTGATTGGCGATTTGACGGGTGAGCGCCTCAGGCAAACGTTGCTGCTGCAAGACCGCCTCGCCTTCTTCAGGAACGGGAATGCCTAGCTGCTGATAGAGCCAGTTTTCAGGGACTTTTAAGCCGCTGCTAACTAACGGCGGCAGCGCGTTTGCCATCATGCCCATATCGGCGGGTTCGTTTAAATCAAATACAAAGCGCGGCGCTCGTACATGGGCAAAGTTAATGGCACAAAACGGCGCGATTAAATCGCGGGTTAAGGTGGCGGCGAGTTGCTGCGCGTCGGCCTCCATTAAATCGCGCCTTACTTCGTTGTGCACTTGACCCAAGGCATACGCACCGCCGCCGCTTTCACTGGTATTGCTGGTTAATGTGCCGCCTAAAATCGCTTTGCTTATCGCTTCATCACAAGCCCGCTGCATGGTCTGGAAGTTATCGGCGTTGCCTTTGGCCGCTTCAATGAATTCCACTATCATACTTTCAGGAACAATACCGGCGGCGCTATGCCCCATGCCTTTAACCAACTCCAGCAGCTTTTTTTGCTGCCTGTCATCCGAGCCAGCAGGGAACTTGCCAAGGCGTAGCGGCAGTCCGTAAATCTCTAAAAATTCGTTTAAATGATGCAGCGCGTAATGCTTCATCAGATAAGGCATGGCGAGTACGCGAAATAATCCGGCGCGGGCGATATAGCCGCTTCTGGCGCGTGGTTTGTGGATTATCCAGCCGAGCGGTTGCAGTTCGAGCGGCTCGCTTTTATCGCTGCGCAGCATGAGTGTGTTTGCGTCTTTCGGGTCAAGGGTAAACCAAGTTTGCGGTCGGTGGATAAAGCGGGCGGGCAGCCATAGCCCGTCTGCCAACTGCCACGCGATTTCACAAGCACTAAAGCCATGCCCGATGCCGTCTAGCAGGTCAAACATTAAATCGCGGGCATTATCGGTAATCGCCTCGGTTAATACATTGGCCGCGTTTTCTTCTTCTTTACTGGCATCCTCTGGCGGGACAATTTGCCAATTAAGGCTTAACAGGGCGCGTTTGCGTTTGGAAAGTTCGGCGAATAAATGCGCGTCCCTTTCCTCCATATCCATAAACAATTCATGCTGGCGTTTTAAATCGCCCGTTTCGGCATCTTCCAATAAGCGGATAAGCTGTCTTGGCTTAATGCCGATAGCCGGATGTTCGGCGACTTCATGCGCCACATAGCCCATTTGCGGCGCTTGTGAATGCTTCGGCGGGGTGGTTTTTTTGGTCTTGCTGTTCGGTTTAATTACCATGCTTGAAAATCTCCATAATGCGAGCTTGTATCGCTGTTATCGTGATACAGCGTTTCTCCGTCTCGACTAATAAGCATTGCGCCGTCTAACGAGGCAAAGCCGCTGGCTTGTTGCCAGAGCATGTGCAGGCAGTCCGGACCATCATCGTGTGCGGCCATTGGGAAGTGTTTTAATTGCTGAATAAGGGTTTGCTGATTGGGGTTTAAGCGGATTAAACCGTTCGCTATATGCGGCTGCAAACTTTCAATGCGCAGGCGTTTATCGGTATTGGGGATAATCGGTCTTGCCGGAATGGGCACGCCTTGCTGTTGGCCGCGCTTGACTAATTCCGTCCTTAAAAACTCTTGAAACTGCACCGCCTCAATCGCCCATGCCGCGCATTTGTATTCACGTTGCAGCGCGATAATGTCTTCAATAATGGTATCGGGCAGGCGCTTTTTAATGCTGGCGTGGATAACATCCAAAATACCGGTTTTGCGGTCGTATCCGCCAATTAAAATAGCGGACGGGTCGCGCCCCCCACCTTTGCGGCCTAATGACGGGTCACACGCGCCAAAGAAAACCCAGTTGGGGTTATCGCCTTGGTAATAAGTGATACAGCCCGCAAAGGGCGCGTTATCGCCTTGTACGGGGTCGTTTTGTTGCTCGCTGTCAAAGGCCGCTTGGCCGTCGGTGGCGCGTTTAACCATCAGTGCAATCAACGGCACATAATCCGGCCAGCACACTTGCGCCCCTTTATTCATCGCCTGCTTGTTGGCTTGATAAAAGGCTTTAGCCTCTGCCTCGCCTTGGTTTAAAAGAATAGCCTGCCATTCATCCCATAAGTCCATATTATCCGGCCACTGAATAATGGCCTTAAATAGCCTGGACTGCCACAAGGGATGATTTAACAGGCGCGATAAGACGCTGTCATAATGTAAAACCGTGCCGATAACGATAACGTCCATACTACCGTCGGCAGCGCCTAAACTTAATACGGTTTTTTGTAGCCAGTCTTGCAACTTATCGCGTTGCTCGGGGCTTCTTACGTTTTCGTCGTTTTCCAAATCGTCGCAAATCACGAGGTCTGGCCGGTGTGCACCGTGCCTTAATCCGCGCAGGCGTTTTCCGTTACCGGCCACCTCGATTTTGGCGTTACCAACAGTAACAATCTCGCTTTCTTTCCATCGACTGCCCATACCGGTTAATTTAGGGTAGTCCATTAACAGGCGGGCATTGGCTTCTAAATTCGCTTTAATAACTGCCAGCATGGAGGCTGCTTGCCCGAAAGCATCGGCAATAATGACGGCGTATTTTTTGCGACCGGTTAAAACGCACCAAAGCACGAATAATTGACTAACCAGCGTTGACTTGGCATGTCCGCGCGGCGCGGCGATAACCAAGCGGCAACCTTGCTTTTGCTTAATCAATTTAGGCAGTTCTCCGTATAAATAACGGTGTAATTCGGCGGGTTTTTTGTAAGCGTAAGCGGGAAAGTACGTTTGGCAAAAGAAGGCAAAGTCGTTTTGCGCTTTTTGTGTGCGCTTTTTGATTTGCGCAGGGTCAGGGTCAAGCCCCGCCTCTTGCGCCTCTAAACCGGCTCTAAGCTCTGCTGCGAGTTGCAGCATATGCTTTTTAAATTCAGCCGCATTCATTCTTTAAATACGCGCGGCAACTGCGAGCCGAAGGCTTCTATGACTTCAATCAAATCAGCGGTCTGCTGCGGGTAATTAAGCTGCGCAAACTGCACAAAGTGTTTAATCGCCTCGCGGGCAATGGCAAGTTTATTCGCTTGCGGCATTATCCGGCGGCTGGCGTGAATGGCTTTGTGCAGTCCGTCCACCAAACTGGCGAGGCATTGCGTTTTAATAATCGGCGTGGCGTCTTGATAGACCTCGACATCTTCGATGGTGCGTTCGATTTGGCAAACCAACTTTGCCAGCGCCCTTTGCGTCGTACTTTCGAGTTCGTCACCGGCCAATAACGCGGCGGCTTGCGCTTTGTCCCAATCATCGCCCTGTTTTTTACCGTCTTCTTTCCAGCGTTGAACGGTGCGTGCGGATACGCCAAACATGGCTGCCAATACTTCAACGGGCATGCCGTTTTCGATATAGGCGGTTTTAATCCGCGCTTTAGTATCTTTAGGGAGTGCCATGATTTAGCGCTCGGCTTTCATAAAAAAACTTCTGCCGGTAGACTGTGGGTTGCCTAGACACACAAACCTACCGGAGAAGTTGATGAAATCCATTTTAGCAAAATATATAGAGGCCGTCATGCCTACCGACAACTCAAAAGCCATTGCTTTAATCACGCTCGCTGCTACGTTTATCGTTGCAATGATGCAAGGTTTTATCGAAGCTGTATTTGATATAGGAAAAGCGCAAGCATACTGGATTACAGCCGTCCTTGTTTTGCTGACACTATTGACCGGCACTTTCTTTTGTATCGCCTCCATTCGGCGCGATATTAAGACTATGTTTGATGACAATAAAACCTTGGCGGAAGGCGTTGTGGCGCGAGATAAAACAATCATCGAACAGCAAGGAACGATAGCCGTTAATAACGCAGAAAAAGTGATTTGGGATAATGTTGACCGCAGCTTTGCACAAGCGGTTAGCAAGATGAACGAAGCGCTGGGTAATACGACAAACCACTTCACCCAAACACTGACCAAGATAAGCGAAGAAAAAGAGGCTTTCTTGGTGCAGGCGACAAAAGAACAACAAGACCTGCTAAGACAGATTGCGCGGCATCGGGAAGAAAAAGAAAAGCTGTATGACGATAATTGCAGACTTGCCAATGAAAACAGAGAGTTTAAAAATAAGTTGCTACTCATGGCGCAGCCCTCTACTTCCTCTTAACAAGCCACATTTCATCGGTCTTTTTCCTGTAAATAGCGCACTAACGCGCGGTGCAATCCGGCGCACTGGCCGTATTGGTCGTAAAGCTGCTTGAGCGTTAATACGAGCGCGTCCATGCCGTTATCGTCAAGGGCGACCGGTAGCGGGCAAGGCTGCACCAGTGCCGCCGGTAGCGGCGCGGGCAGCGGCATTGCGGGCGGCGGTAAGTTGCTGCACGAGGCCAGCATTAAGGCGGCAATCAGCACGCACGCTCTGGCTTTCGGCCAAGCTGCGGCGCAAAAGGCGGGTGCTCTGTTCATGGTTTTTTTCCGCTTGAGAAAGCTGCTCAAGATGGGCAAGGCTGGCCGCTTCGGCCTTGGCAAGGGCGGCGCTGTAGTCGGCCAGTTGTTGTTGCACGCTGGCAAGGGCGTTTTCGGCGCAACGCTGCTGGCCGTATTGGTTGCCGTTCATCCAAGCCAGCAGGTACAGCGCAGCGGCCAGCAGGGCAATCAGTAATGGGCTGGCTAGCCATCCGGCCAGCTTGCCCATCATGCGAGCGCCTCAATGGCGGCAGCGGCAAGCTGCGCAGGGAGATAGGGCATTTGGCCGTTTTCGTGCTGAACAATGGCTTTTAGCAAGCCTTGCAGCGTGCGGTTATTGAGTGGCAGCGGGCTGTCGGCCTTGACCCGCAACGCATCGGCTACGGCGTTGATATAGGCTCGGGTGTTGTTTTCATGGCTCGGTGCATAGCGGGTTATCAGCTTGCTTACGGTGTTTAGGCCATAACGCCGGTAGTAGTTTTTTAGCAATACCGCCAAGGCGCGAAGCCCGTAGTGCGCCGATTGAAAGCGGCAAAAACGCGCTTCTATGGCTGGGTCGTGCGGCAATTGCCCGCGCCACTTATTCGCGGCGTGATATTCGATATTGCCCGGGTTATGGTTGCGGATACCGCGCGGCAGTACTTTAGTCATTCATGACCTCCTAATTTGCGTTTAACAAACGCACCTAACGCGCTTAATAAACCCTCGCCGTCTTTTTCAAACATTCTCACGAGTGCGCCGATAACCCACCAAGCAGGCAGACCGGCAATCACCAGTGCAGGCGTTGCGACAAATAACAAGCCTAATGCGGGGTCAATCTCATAGAGCGCGGCCAGTTGCTGCGCGGACTGGAATAAATCGGGGTGATGGTTATGGATGTGCACCAATAAGAGCGGCCCGAAAAGTGAACTCGCAATCAATGTACAAAATAAACGGGCGAAACCTTCGTACATGGTCTTAGGCCACAGCACCAGAAAGCCCAAAGCGGCAGCGAGCGCACCGGCGGTTATCTGGATGCCAAAGAGTTTTAATAAAGAAGCGGCAGATGTTGGCATGGGTTTAATCGGCAATAACATTCGCCGCCGATTGTTGCAAGGTAGCGCCGCTTAAATCTGTAGGAAAGGTTTCAGGTGAGCTTGCGCTGGCCGCTATTAAAACAATTCAGCCTGCGGGCTGTCAGGTTTATTCTCGCTGGCAATCTGCGCAATGCGCCGGTCGGATAATTTAAATTGTTTGACCAGTTCGCGGATTTTTTCGGTTTTCGGTGTCACGCTATCGGCGCATTGTTTTAATGTGGTTTTAATCGTCTGATTGCGCAGGGCGAGTAACGCCTTGTGGCATTTAGGGATATAGAGCGTTTCGCCCGCAAAGGCATTTTGCAGCCTAAGCCAAGCGTGATAACCGATACGCGCTTCTATGGCCTTTCGTTCCTTTCCGTTATCAGCGCAGCTAATGCGCCAACTTGCGCCGCCTAACTGTTCGATAACCAAGCGGGCAGTTTCAAAGCCCAGCGCTTCAATCAGTGTTTGTGCGACAGGGGGCATGTTTTTTCTGTCATTTACGGCAAGATTACGACAAACTACGCCATTTTGTGACAAATCCAGTGCTCCTAAAATGAAAGAATGGGGGTTGTGTGTAGGTTTTTGTCACCCTCCCCGCCATTTTGCGACAAACGCGGCATTTGCAGCACAAACCCTTCAATTTGTCGCTATTTTAGCCGATTTTAGCAGCATTATCTTAACCGTTTGCAGCGCCTTACCTGCTTTCACCATCGCGCTGTCGCAGCGGTAGACGTTGTAGCCTAAGCGCATGGCCGCGTCGTACTTGATAAGGTCATCGCTAAAGCCCCCGTTTGTCCATGCGCCGCCTTCAACCTCGATAGCCAGTTGATAATCGGGCAGCACAAAATCCAATCGCCAGTCTTTGAGGCCAGCCTTAGCGAGGCGTTCACGCAGCCCTTTTCCCGTACCGCCACAAGCGAGCGCGGCAAAGCGGTATTCACGGATGAATGGGATATTGGCAGCGCGAAGTTGCAGCGCGAGCAACTCTTCAGCGGCGCTCAAGCGGCCAGCGCCTCGCGTTTAAGGTCGCGGGCTTGTTGCTCAAGCTGCGCGAAGTGCTGCGC